GTAGAAAGTCTGATGGCAAGCTTGTCATTATCGAACACAAGACCGCCAGCAAGTTCGCAAAAGCAGACGAGCCAGGGTCTACATATTGGAGCAAGCTATCAATGGACACCCAAGTCTGCTTCTACCATCGCCACATCCAGCAGATGTACAAAGAAGACCCAGAGATTCTTTACGATGTCATCATTAAGTCTAAAAGCACACCGCTAAAAGGCAGTGCTCGTAAGCGCAAGGCTGAAACCGATGCGGAGTTTGCTCAACGCAAATACGATAGCGCCGAAAGCCCTGGCGAGTATCGAGCAAGGATACGGAAGGTATACATGGAGGAGGGTGCCGAGAGGTACGTCCGTAAGACAATCCATCTTACTCATCAAGAGGTTAACAGGAAGATAGATGAGCTAGACAGTGTAGTTGGCGACATAGAAAGTAGCCACAATGAGTGGTGTGAAGTCAGTGAAGAGGATGGATACTGGGTCCAAAAGAAAACAAGAATAAGAAATACGACTGCCTGCAATAGCTTTGGGGGCACTTGTGAATTTCTCGGTGTTTGCACCGGGCTCGAACAATTGGATGACCCAAAGTTTGAGAAGAAAGAAAAGCTCCATTCGGAGTTAACAGTAAAGGAAGCACAATGAATTTAGCACACCAGTTACTTGGCGACCACATCAAAGGGGGTGCCGAGAGCCACTACGGAGCAAACGTGGCGTTTTTTGAACCGGGGAATGGGACTCGTTACGAGTTGATGTATGGGAAAACACCAAACATCCATAACCTTGACGGGCCTGACCTCTTCTTCTGTACGTGGATGAAGAATGGCGGAACCGGAGGGGTAACAGTAATGCACCCCCTCAAGGGCTACTGTCACTACTCATACGTGAAGGAGAAGATGGAATTACACAGCAGTGAAGATTCCAAGGCTATCGCTCACTTCATCAATACACTTAACTGCCGGGACTACACTCCGGCCAACCAAGAACTCCCGCGAGGGATGCAGAAAGAGGAAGCACCATGTCAGATTGGGAATTAAAGGAGCCTACGGGCGTATTACCGCTGCCCAGAACAATTGTTTATGGGGAGCCCAAAGTAGGGAAGACTACGTTTGGCTGCTCTGCCCCAAATGCGGTCCTTATTGCTACAGAAGACGGGGCACTTGGGCTCCCAGTTCAATCCATGTCCAGAAATGGAGGGAGAACAATCAAGACATGGGAGGATGTGCTCCAGGCCATCGCGCATCTGCTTAAGCAGGACCACGACCGGAAGTGGGTGGTGGTTGATACCGTTAACGGAGTCACAGATCTGTGTGCTCAGTACATCTGTGACCGGGACTTCAATGGGAACTGGGAAGCTACCAAGGGTAAGGACGGATACAACGCCTTCGCCCGAGGGGACAAAGCAATGGCTCAAGAGTTCAAGCGATTCATCAATGGGCTAGACATGCTCCGTAATGAGAAAGGTATGGGGTGTATCTTATTGGCACACCAAGGGCTGCACCGTAGCGGTAACGCATTGGGTGAAGACTTCTTGAAGTTCGCTGCTGACGTAAACAAACACGCATGGAGTCTGCTCCTTGGGTGGGCAGACCACATTGGCCACGCTTGCCGTGACTTCATGGTTCACACCCCACAAGGAAAAGAAGACAGCGGTAAAGGCATTGCTAAAGAACGAAGCAACACCAGATACCTAGTCTTTGAGGGTGGTCCTGGCCGAGATGCCGGTGCTCGTGCTGGTTATGAAATGCCCGAGCGAATTGAGTTGAAGTGGAGTGCGTACGCTGATAGCATTTCAAAACACATTAAGTAGGAAACATGATATGATTTTAGACTTTGACCCAGAGGAATCTGCCGGGAAGAGCGAAGTTTCTCGCGGCGTTTACCAATTTAGAATTACAGATGTAGAGCAACGAAAGTTCGGGACCGGAACAAAGGGCTGCACAGTAACCTTTGATGTGTTCCTGGCTGACCGAGTTATCCGGGTGTATGAAAATATGTTTTATACTCCCAAAGCTCTGTGGAAAATAGAAGAACTATGCAAAGCCATAGGGATTAAATTTAAGAAAGGGATGGACTCTGAAGAATTTGTCCGCCAGAGTGGTCGTGCATTCTTTGGGAGAAAGAAGAATGATAAGTATCTCTCCCTGATGGAGTTCATTACTCGTCCAGAGGGAGAACGGTCCCCAACAGAGGAACCTCCCCCCTCCGTTGTAGACGAAGAAGTTCCATTCTAAGTTAGAGTAGGAGCAGGGATTTATACCTCCAAGGTGGCTTGCGGGTTGTGTTAGTCGTGTTTCCTCCCCGTAAGTATCCCTGCTCCGCCATCCCTAACACGACACAAGACTTGATAGGGGGGGGCTATGGGTCGAATTACCATTCCATTTGAAATACTATATACCTTTAAAGATCCTGCCACCCTCCGGTTCTTCCTCTACTGCCTCACCGAAGCAGCCATAATAGAAAGAACGATAATGGTTCGTGGCCAAACAATAACACTCTCGCCAGGGCAGCTAGTCTTCAACCGAAGGAGAGCAACAACGGACCTAGAAGACTACGGGCTGTCCGAAAGGAAGATAAGAACAGCACTAAGTAAGTGCGTAGCGTCCCAGAAAGTGTCCCAGAAAGTGTCCCAGAAAATAACCATACTAACCGTAGTGAATTTCAGCACTTACGAGATCTCTGCAGGCACTGCCGTCCCAATAAGCGTCCCAACAATCGTCCCAGAAACGACGAATAAAATTGGACAAGAATCAAATAAAAATATAGTACGTAGAACTACAAGAAACACGAAGAACTCAAGTAACTCGAATAACAAAGAGAAACACCCGAAACTTAGGGAATATATTTCTCAAGTTCTTCATCACTACCGGGGTGTCTTCCCAACATTTGGCCGAACGGTTAAGCCAGGGCACAAAGACTGGAACCTGATTGGTGACAGAATAGCAGACGGCTACTCCGTTGATGAGTGCTTCGAGGCAGTAAGCGGTCACTCCGTTGACCCGTGGTACAAAGCCAAGGGGATGCACAGTCTTCGATATATCTTCAAGGATGCCGACTTGGTTGATAGGTTTATCCAGACCTGGAGGAACCACCACCGACCGGTCATCTCAGACAAGGCAAAAAGAGGAGCCCAGGCCGCACAGGCTTGGGCAAGCAAGGAGGAAACACAATGAGAGAACAAAAATATTACGGCGATGGGACTCCTATACCCAACGTGTCCTGGGTCATTGGTAGCCTGGATGAGGCTGGCATTGAATGGGACGCGTTACTTGAACCGGACAAGGAGTTTGGTGGTCACGACGGTAGGGTGGTGCTCTTCCCCTTGGCTGACAAGAATTACATCGAGCTTGACTATTATGGGATTAACCGCTGGACATGGAAGGTCCGGCTGTTGAAAAACGATGGCTTCCACACCTGGACCTATAATCATTATTTTACTTCTAACAGTGGCTTAGCTGGCGCGAAACAGGTTGCTAAGTTTTTGAAAGATGGGTGCTCTTGCCTTCGATGCAGAAGGTTTCGGAAGGAGGAAACACAATGAATGAGTTAGACCGGAAGGGGTTCTCCAATGTCATGCAGCTATTGGCCGCAACCTACGACAAGGAAGCCACTGTGGACGTCATAGAGGCGTACTGGGGGGCTCTTAAGGACTTACCCCTGGATGATATCAAACAGTCAGCCTCCGAGGCTATGAAGCGGCTTGAGTGGATGCCTAAGCCAGCGCAGCTAAGGAAGCTTGCTGGTGATATAGGGCCAGACCAACGGGCAACGATAGCTTGGCAGTCTGTTCGCAAAGCTCTGAGCGAGCACGGAACCTACGAGTCAGTTGATTTCAGTGACCCTGTTGTCAACGCCACGATCCGCAACATGGGTGGGTGGACAGAGCTAGGCCAGAAAGACATGAAGGACTTTGAGGTCTGGACTCGCAAGGAATTCGAGCGAATCTACCAGGCCATCTATGCCTCCGGCGTCACCGAGGAAGCGGCAGCTTACCTTGTTGGGGTGACGGAGCATCAGAACAGTGGGAGGTACGAGACTAAACCACCGGTCAAGGTCCAGCTTAGTCTCCCGCCACCCAGCGTTAAGAGGCTATCTTCCGGCGCGGTGCCCAAGGAGATAGCAGGGGCAATTGTAGCCAAGGCATTCGCCTTAGCGGAGGAAGCATGACAGCACATAAGAAGCATGTCGATAAACTAAAAGAGAACAACCCGAATATCAGGACTCACCTGTGCAAGCAGGCTATTCGCAAGGCAGTTATCTTGCGATGGTCCAACCTTGTTAAGGAAGCGCTTGAGGCATTTAGGTTTGTCCCCGATGCCTATGAGATCGACGAGGAGGAATCCACTATAACCATCTATGAGGTGGAAATATCCAACCCAATATCGACCGACAAGATGCACACCTATTGGGGGTTGTTGCACTTTATCGAGGATGAAGACTGGAGCCTGAAGCTTATCCGCGTGGATAGATTCGGCAATCACACGGAGATAAATATAGAGCGGTGGTGGCATGACGAGGGGTACGATGGAGGAAAAGAAGCCGAGGATACGGATAAACGCGAAGAGGAAGGGCAACCGGAACGAGTTGAGAACCAAGAAGCTCCTAGAATCAGCGGGTTATAAGGGAGTTAAGTCGGGGGGTTCACTCGGGGAGTTCGACTTGGTAATGTTGGGGCCTGGGTCGGTCCGATTGATACAGGTGAAGAGCAATCGAAGGCCTCCACCGGCGGAGCGGGAAGCTATTGCTGAGTTCCCGATTAAGACGGGGGACCAGCTAACTGTAAGCAAAGAAATATGGGTCTGGAAAGACCGCATAAAGGAGCCTTTAATAGAGATTGTAAAGTAATGGAGGAAGTTATGGCTGATTTTCTAGCTACTGTCTTGGGGGTTGGAGTTACGGCAATTTTAATAGGTATGCTGCGTCACTGGCTTAAACAGCGAGAGTTCCAGCGGAGGATTGCTTCAGCAACGAAGCAAGCGTTATAATTTGGTAAATAAATAGTTTCACGTGAAACACTTGGGGGGCGAGATGGGCGATTTGAGGAAGAACTTTAGTTCGGAGGAGTTTGCGTGTAAATGCGGGTGTGGTCTGAAGTTCCAAATCGATGAGGCTCTTCTCGACCTCCTTCAATTTGCGCGAGATGGGTTGGGTGAGCCACTTGAAATCCTATCGGGCTGTCGATGCAGGGCACATAACTCAACCACGGCGGGCGCTGCCGAGAATTCCTACCATGTCCCACGGGATAGCCTGATGGGGCCACCTATCCTATACGCGGCTGATGTTTCCTATCCGGTTGGCGTACTGAAGTTGTACTGCTACCTCTCGCAAGGTAAAGCGAAAGGCTTGGGGCTCTACTCGAATCGCTGCCACTGCGACACCCGGCTGGGCAGGCACATCGCTAGGTGGATCAGTGAGATGCCCCAATGATTTCTTGCTCGCAATTTAATTCAGCAAGCTTCTCCCTGATGGCCCGCCTTATCTCGATCCGCGTATAAAAAGCCAGACCATCCGAACCATGGACATCTACCAGCTCATGAATCAATTCTATTATCTCGTCTGTTATTTTTAAATTGGCATCTTCCCTCTCGCCCTCTGCCATGACAGCCCCCCGACCTCACCACTTAATCCGAACCCCTCCCATGACGCCGAAATTAGTATTCGCGCTATTCCATTCTCTCTCTATCCAACCGTCTGCTACGGCTGATATCGACTCAGTAATTCGAGCGCTAAGGCTAAGACCACCCCGAGCGCTAATGTCGTCCAGGCTGACAGAGGCCAGAAAACTGCCCCCACCGACTTTAAAAAGCTCCGCATTCGTCAGCCCCTCTACGCTCGCTCGATTTGACCCATGCCCTGGTTGTGCTGTATCCCAGCGCGGCAAGTAATGTCGCTGCCCCGCCCAACACCTGCAAGGCCAGCGCACTGCTAACTGCCCCACTGGCGAGCACCCCGCCCACGATTACCGCTACCAAACTTAGCCAGAACTCAGTTGATTTTACCCCTGCCTTAGCCATTAGAAACCTCCCTTAAGGTGTCTTCACGCACCTGGCGCAATTTAACTTCTTCCCTGAATAATCTGAACTCATTACACAAAGCGTCTATCTTCTTCTCCAGAGATTCAATTCTCGAATCAGCCGATGAGCCGTTCTTTTTAGCCGACCGAGCTTCATACGCTTTAAATGCCGACAGAATAGCCGCGACAATGACACCATTCGACCCCAACGCCACCAACTCTGTTGGATCCATCCCTCACCTCCCATGTCCCATCCCCTATTCGTGTTTAATATAGTCTTTGCCTGTAAGCCGCCCCAAGTCCCTCACCACTTCTTCCATATTGATCCGGGTGATTTTCCCATCAGGAGATCGGGAATAATGCTCCCACTCATTTGTCTGGGGATTGTGCGGGCTTATCTTGGTTTCCACTCCAGCGCCATTTTGCACAAAGAGTTCCGCCTTGTAGCCAGAGCCCGCGTTTGCCGTGGTCGGTGCCGTAAAGTCTCCGGTGTAATGCGCGGTCCCTTTTGAGATTCGCACCTCGTCAATCCAGCCGTTGAAGAAGTTTTCTTGTCCTCCGGATGTGCTGTAAAGCGCACCAATTTGAAGGGCATACCCGCAATCTTGCAAATCACGAGTCGAGATATCGTGAGTGCTACCAAGCTGCGTTCCATCGACAAAGAAGCGCAGGTTCGCACCGTCCCGACACATTGCGATATGGTACCAAGTGTCAATAGACGGACCCCAGGCTTGATTAAGCCCGGTGGTATCGCTTCCCGAGTCATAATAGTAATAACAAAACATTTTATGGTCAGCCAATTTATCCCAGTATATTTCGCGGCTTCCTGTTGTGTTCCCATGCAACGATAAAAATGTCTGTCGCCCACTGGTTGAAGCAAAGCGAACAAACATCTCAACTGTAAAATCCCCAGAGCCAAAATCCCAATCAGCGTGGTCTGCGACTGAAAGATAGTCCGAGTTTCCGTCTAGTAAAATCGACGCTTTCCCAGTGAATTTACTTTGGGCTGTGTCTTTTTGTGCGGTGCCCACGCCTGTGACAGTATGAGTTGTGGAGCCATGATCAAGAAATGCCGTTTCCCCGTCTGTGCCCAAACGAGTCAGATCCCCGTGAATCAAAAGTTTTGTATTTGACGTAGTTGTTTGACCCGTCCCAAGAGCATACAGTTGGGCATAGCTGCTTGATGTCGATGCCGATGCCGACTGAATCTCAAGTGAAGCAACACCGTCAATTGAGGCCCCAGTATCAAG